AAGCTTTGTACCGTGTCAATGGGTTGGTTATTGAATGTATGAGCAGGTGATGCAGCGAGTACAAAAACCCGTGAAGCGCTGCTACAAACTTTGCGAAATCGTACCCAAGAAACCGCCTCAGGTGCGCTTATAAACAGCGATTTTGGTTCAGGTGATTATTGGGTGATGCATTCGGATCGGGCAGCCAATGGGATTGTGCTAGAGGCTTTAATTAAGGATCAGCCTAAATCAGATTTGATTCCAAAATTAGTCAAAGGTTTGCAAAATGGACGCACCCAAGGTCATTGGGGAACCACGCAAGCGAATGCGTTTATCTTATTAGGCTTGGATAACTACTTCCAAACTTATGAAGCACAAACCCCTGATTTTGTGGCTAAAGCATGGCTGGGCAAAGACTTTGCCGGTGAGCAAAGCTTTAAAGGTCGTTCTACCGATAGCTTTGAAACTGAGATTCCCATGGAGTGGTTGCTGCAAGGTGAGGCGCGTCGTGACTTGGTTTTGGATAAACAAGGTGCTGGACGTTTGTACTATCGCATTGGCTTAAACTATGCACCTGCAAGCTTAGATTTAGCCGCCGCTGAGCATGGCTTTACGGTATCGCGCAGCTATCGCGGTTTGGATAATGCTGATGATGTGAAACAGCGTGAAGATGGCAGTTGGCAAGTCAAAGCAGGGGCGCGAGTGGAAGTCACTTTAACCATGCTCGCTAATGCCGAGCGTCATCATGTGGCTTTGGTCGATGCCTTGCCCGCAGGCTTTGAAGTCTTAAACCCAGCGCTGGCAGTATCCGCTAAAGATACTGAAAATGATGAGGTAGAACCGATACCCTTCTCGTGGATGGGAACATGGTATGAGCATCAAAACCTACGCGATGAACGTGCGGAAGCCTTTACTTCCTACTTGCCAGATGGGGTGTATAACTATAGCTATGTGGCAAGAGCGACTACATTGGGGACATTTGTCGTGCCACCCGCGAAGGCGGAGGAGATGTATCATCCTGAAACCTTTGGGCGTAGTGCTTCTGCAAAGGTGATTGTGGAGTAATTATTCGGTTTCACGTTGTGCGTAAAATGCTTGGACGAATGCATCGAAACGATCTTCGTCCAACGCTTTACGCATACCTTGCATCAGCTCTTGGTAGTAGTACAAATTGTGGATGGTATTGAGGCGCGCACCCAAAATCTCGCCGCACTTGTCTAAATGACGCAGGTACGCCCGCGAATAATGTTGGCAGTATTGCGGCAAGCTATTTTAAGCTCATCGCCTTAATAGCTTGAGAGAAGCACCAAACACCGTCGATGCTTCTCAGAATGACTAAATCATTGCCGCCGTATCGGTGGTCACGAAGAAAAACAGCCCGAAAATGTGAGCGCAGAACTCAGCCTAAAACGGTTCGTTTTTAGGTCAAAAGGAACAGAATAGGAACAGAAAAAGTAAGCATTTTTATAGCCGCAAAACGGGAAAAACACGCTTAATAGAATCAATAGTTTAGAACGAAAAAAGAACGTAGTTATAATAGGATTGCAACATAGTTTGATGAGAAAAATCATGAACGAAGCCACGCGACGCAAAAAACTAGCTGAAGCGCTCAGTCCTGAAAATATGCAAGCACTCTGCGTCACAGCAGGGCAAGCGCGTGTAACATTATTGAGATATACAGTGGTCTCATCATTGATCAGTCCATACCCCAAATCTCACATATGACCACTCACCGTCTTTTGTGCACGTAAGGCGCGCACGAAGCCCAGTCGCAGAGGCCTGCATGTAATAGCCAGCAGCGTGTTCTTTGTATGTCGAGTCAGTCCATCCCGCTAATGTATCTGTAGAGTTTGGCTGTATGCGCATGTTTGCAGCAACTGTTACTACAAACTCATATTCCAATCCAGCCACCGCTGTCGGCAGTGTAATAACAAATCCGCCCGCCGCACCTGTGTTAGTAACAAGCCCTCTGCTCTCAGCTTTTGTGAGCGTAACCGTGCCGGTTTTTGGGATTATTTTGCGCTTAACGCCTGACAACGACCCATCGTTGTTATGAAAAAACATATTTGTGCCGTCAGCCAAATAGCTCAGGCTACTACCATCATTTGCAATAGTGCGTTGCCATGTTACCGCTGTACCGACCTTCCAAACCGTTACGTGTTTTCCCGTCCAGCCTGTTGGAGATGAGTAATAGACATTAAAATTTTTGGTCAAATATGTTGCTGATGTACTTAATCCAGCGAGCTTAAACTCATGGCTTACCCCCGCCGTTGGTTCGCCGCCGAACCCATGCGCTCTTGCATTGTCTGGGTCTGCCGGATGCACAATAACGTGCATTTTTGTCGCAATCGACGGACTAACTGTATTGTCGTATCCATTCACTGCTACAAATTTATTGTCGCCCGTAAAATCCTGCGTCCATTGTGTGCCTTGGCACGTTGGACTTGTTTTTGTACCCATCCACGCCACGAAAGAAGCGCGTGCACCATCTTCCCCCGGTAGAGACAGCGAATGCGCAATATACGCTGGGTGATATTCACCTGTTATCCAGTGCGAATTTCCATTTGTGCTCCCAGTTGAATTTGATGTGCGCGTGATGAGTCGCCGGTATGACTGACGCACCCCGCCGCCCGCGCGTGCATCATAGCCGCTATCATCCACAATTAATGTATAGTCTGTTAACGCGATTGCTGACCAATCGTAAAAACACCCCGGGGGCACAGCAATGGTGCATTGTTTGCTACCCACTGCGTTTAATATTGTCTGTATTGCTGCTGTATTTGTAGCAACATCGGCGGTGTTTGCGCTATTTTTAGCGCCAAAAATAGTAGGATCAATCACGCTATTTGACACCCAGCGCCCGACTGTATTGACTGTTGGGTTAATAATTGTGACCCCGTCATCGGTGTCAGTTGCTGTTGACACCCAATCATACGTCATAATCGCACCCGAGTATGCGCTCCTTAATGTGACTCTTAAGCTCGCGTTGGGCACGCCAGCCGCTCTTATTTCAGCCGCGTTATTATAACCAAGTGCCGCCAATAACCCTTTTTCGATTTTGTTTAAGTTTTCTGCGCTGATCGGCGGTGTTGTCTGATTATTCCAGTTTGTTTTTGCATATCCACTCATACAATATTTTCTCGTATTTTAAAAATAGGCTCGGCGGTAACGGTATCAACGTCTTGAGCGTTTGATATATCCCATTCATACATAAAAGGGTCGCGTGCTAATAATGTCAAAACCGCTGTGCTATCGCTTTGGTCGTCACGCGAGGCGACATAAAAGCTTTTTCGATTCCAGTTTAATACCGGCACGGTTAAATAAATCATAATGTCAGCGCTGATATATTCCGTCAGACGTTTAATAGGAATTCGAACCGGAGCGCCTGAATAATTGAGTAATAAATTAAGCTGTGCTAATCGTTGTGCGCGCCACGGGTCAATCTCTGTAGTAAATGAGAGATTACCGATTTTTTCGCCCAGCCCGTCATCTACAGAAATAGAAGGGTAATCGTGCGCACTCCATTCCTGATCGGGGTTTATAAATGTGCCTTGGATGGTGTTATACCGATCTTGAATAGATGGTCGGTCGGTATATTGAATATTCCCTGATAGTTCATCAACCGTCAGTTCAATCGTAGGGATACGATAAGCAGCCGGACGAATGACCCACTGACCACCTGACCATAAAACGGGTGCTTGCATCGCGTCGGCGAATAATCGGAGTAAATCACTTCCCGGATTAATCTCTAATACGGTATTCACCGCGTAACGTTTTTGGCTTCCGTGCGTGCCTAGATCAATGGTTTCGTCACACAAATTAGCCGCCGCATTCCAAATAGCATTAGGTAATTGCGCGGGTGTGGCTTTAAATGTGCACGGGTTTGATAAAAAATCACGCAGGCAAAGTGCGGCATTGTCGGTGTATCCTGTAGTACCCGTGCGCGGATCGTAGATTGTGCTTTTACCTTTGAGAACTACCGTAATTTCTGGAATATGCCCAATTTTATCGCGCAAATATTTAGCGTCCCATCTAACGTTAATATGTGGGATGCCTATAAGCTTGTGGGAACTTGTCCATCGGTGTGTGACATCGGGGAAATTTAACTCGCTGACTAGCGTACTATTTGCAGCAGTTTGCGTGCCAGTTTCAATAATAATGCGATAATACTTCTCGCTTTCCGGTGATCCTTTTTCTTTGGCAATATCAATCGTAATGCCGGTATTTCTGGGATTAACTGAGATAGCAATATCCCATTGCTCCATAGAGCCAGATCGCCGCTCTATTTTTAATACTGTACCCGATTTACTAAACACGAAATCGTTTAATGCTGGCTCGCTATTAAAAGCAGAGGCAAAGGCTTGAGCTACACTGTCTAGTCCTTCGCTTTCTTGGTTCGTGTGCGTTTTAGTAACCCCCTCTACGGTAATACTTATATCACCCGACCCCACTGTGCCGCCGAATGAAAGTGTATAAATAGCCAGTTCGACATTGGACCAATCGGGATCGGATAGTGGTTTATTATCAAAATAAACCGCCTCAATCTCTTGGATCGGGTGACGACACAACGCAATGCCGTGGTAAATGTAGTCTTTGTATTTTTGCAGCATGTAGAGCGTGCCGCCGACTTTAGCGCGTCCGTAAATAATCCGTTCGGGTGTCTCCCCGCCGGTCATCGTCATTTCGCGGCTTTGTGGCGAGGCGTCAGAGGAGGGTGCGCTAGGTTTGGTGAGAGACTGCACCCCGTAGGCTACCGCAAGCTGTACGCCAATGCTCGCAATTGTGGCGGCGGTGCCGGTTAGCCCGATAGCGCTCACGACCGCTGATGCAATCGCGGTTGCCATTAACGCACACCCCACGCACGAATAACGTGATTCATGGGCAAACGCAATAACCCCTCGCCCGCCTTAAATACCGCATCTTCCCCGTTACAAATTCCTAGTGCGGTTTCGCCGGTTTCATTCACAACCGCCTCAACAATATCCCCGCGTTGTGCTAGCCCCACGGGTAATCGTGGGTAAAATTCATCGGCAATATTCGCCACACCGCCCAACACCTCTAGCAGCGCTTTCGCCTCCCGTGCGCTATTGCATTCATACGCCTGCGTATGGTCTTCACCCGTCATCAATGCCGCCACACGACCTGCAAACCGACAACAATCATTAATACCCCACACAAACGCAGTTTCGCCTTCGCTTACGAGGTAATCCGTCAGGATTTCAGCCCAGTTATTGACTCTCATATTTCAATCCTTACACTGCGTAGCGCCGCGACATACTGCAAGCCCCTGTCGCCCGCATGTAAACGCTGTTGTTGTTGGTCATTCATCCGGCGCGGTGTTTGGCGATTCCATAAAGCTAAAGGTGATTCACAGCGCATTTGAATCATCGCAGTGTCACCGATTTCGACATCAGCCGTATCCATAAACCCCGCCCAAATTAAACGCGAGTTATTTACTTGGTAATTCGCATCTAAATCACACTGATAAATAAACACATCACGCTCTTGATATTTTGTGCTATGTAAATCGGTGATACGCTGATTCGGAATACCGGAAATACTCAGCGTAATTTGACTCGCGGACATTTCAATATTTTCACCGAGTCCGTTTATTTCTCCCAAATACCCCACACCTAACCATTCCAAATTATTCCAGTATAATGTCCAGCCGCTAGAATTAACGCGCACCGGATTATTCAGCATATCCAAGTGCACAAAATAGACGCGGCGAATATGTTCGGGTGCAAGTGCGGTCATAGGGCTTCAATTGCTTTAAACGTAATAGGGGAATGGCGGGTAATTGAATCTGCGACTACACCGAAAGAGACTTGCTCATCATCAATGAGCCGCATAATGACGCCTGGCGTTTTATAATCTATTGGTGTTCCTGCGCTCACGGGGTAGGCAAGCGGAGGCTCAATTTGAATAACGGATTCGCCTGTATAGGCAGGCTCTACTATCATCCGCAATTGGTCATCAATCTGAATCCAATCACCGCGCCTTAATAAAGGCTTGTCCGGGTTATAACCTAATTGAGCAGTAAGACTATCAATTGCTGCTTTTAGCCGCTCCTCATAATCAGGACGAACGCCTTTTGAATAATCCCACGGATTAGAGTTCGTGAAGACAAAGTTATTTTGTAAGGGCTTAATGGTTAATGTTGTTGAGCCTGCCTTAGCGGGCACTTGAACAATTAATGATTGATTGGAGTCAAAACCTGCGCTTAGGGTAAATGTATACGGAGGCCATCCAGTTTCAGAATAAGTAGCAGAGGGATAAAGCGTTTCTGTATCTTCGGGATATAAATCTAAGGCAGGGTATAAATAATCATCTCCTGCATCACACCCCGGTAAGGTAATGGTTTTGGTAACAAAGTTGCTATTACCCAATACGCGACAATGTAACCATGCGGGATCACGCACAAAAAACCGTCCAGCCGCCCCGCGTAATCTAACTAAAAAAGCGCGAATTTCACCAATGGTTTCATCACAACAATCATATTCAGGGTATGCCCAATCCACTGCCCACAATGAACCGGGCAATTCATTCGTTTGTCCGCTTCGGGTAAAAGGACTACGGCTCAATTGCGTGTTCGCGATTTGTCGCCACGTAAGCCCGGTCAGGCAGGCATCGGGCAACTGCAACACGGGAAGACCGCCTCGTGTTATAGTTTTCCCTAATGTCATCGTCTAACTCCTGCTACTCGTGACGTACTACCTCCTCTGTTCAATGCCTTATTCATTAATGCTGGTATTTTTTCAGCAAAATCACGTTGTGATTCGGCTAAAACGCGCTGAATCTGACCCATGTCAGCCCCACTTTGTGCTTGAATCATCGGGTTATAGTGAATAGATACACTCCGATTCGTGACATTCTCAGGCAGTGACACGGGGATAGACCGCCCATCCGGCAAAGGAACAAAAGCTTCATTCATGCGCCCCTCACCAAAAATCGCTAATTGCGGACTCTTAGCAATGCCGCCGGTCGCGTATTTATGCAAAGGAAGTGCGCCTAGGCTACTCATGACACCGCCATTAGCAGACCCGAAGAGGCTTAATAAACCACCACTACCTGATGTGCCTGCGATGCCGTTTAATACCCCGCCTAATAACCCACCCGTTCTGCCTCCGCTTTGATTCTGCTGCCCGAATAACGAGTCTAAAATCGGTTTATAGACACTAATTCGCATCATTTCATTGATGATTGTTTTGGTAAAATCACTGAAGGATAGCTTTCCGGTTTCGAGCGCATTCTGCATATCGTTCTGGAACGCAGCAGCCAAGTCGCCGTTAAATTTGCTTACTTCCTGCATTCGCTCACTGGTATCTAGCAACCCCTTTAAAAACTGTTGCTGTGGATCAGTGACGCCTTCTAAACCCGCTTGATACAGTTGGAGGGCTTGCGCACTCAAGATGAGTTGCTGGCGCTCGTCGGTTAAGGCATTTTTACGCTGATTGAAGACGTTCTCTGAAAATTTTGCGCTGTTCGTCTTAATATCAGCTTCATTAAAGCGCCCCGTGTCGCGCAAGCTTTGTTCATACGCCCGCTTCTGGTCACCATCAAAACTAATCGCCAATGCCTCTTTTTTAAGGCGCACCTCTTCCGTGAGCTGTGCAATGCGGCGCTCACCCTGCAAGAGCGCTTGTTGCTGTGCGGTGTTATAGCCGGTGTCTTTCAGATCAAGCTGTTGAGTGGCATCCTCACTTAAGCCCACGCGAGCAATGCGTTTTTCGATCTCTTGCAAGCCACGCTGATAATCTAAAGCGAGCTTAGACGTGGCATAGGATTGGACTTGCGCCAAGGATAACCAGCCTTTTTTACGCTCTTCTAAGGCGTAAAGCTCGCGCTGATTGCCATTGGCTCTTACCTGAGCGCGCTCATCTTCTAACGATTGATCAAGTTTGAGCTGTTCAGTTTGCGCCTTTTTATCCAGTGCCCGAATCCGATCATTGCCCTGTAGCCAGTTACTTCGCTTCAGCTCCATGTCATATAAAAGACGCTCATTACCATTGGCTAGCGCTTGGTCGTATTCGTTCTGCAAGTCCTGCATGGCACGTTTAATTTCAATCGCTGCCTTTTGCCCCACCACCACGGCGCGTTGCACACCATTCAACCAACCTTCTTTTTTTAAGGCATTGTCATACAATAAGCGTTCATCCCCATTGGCATTGACTTGTGTCATTTCATCCCGCAAGCCTTGAGTAACTTTTTGAAATTCAATCAAGCTTTTTTTGCTAACGTTAAACAGCACTTCAGCCATATCAAGCCAGCCATCTTTCATCTGGGCTTGTTGATACAATAGGCGATCATTCCCATCGGCAGCTACTTGCTGGGCTTCTTCTTCCAACGCTTTGCGGGATTCAGTCAGTTTTACGGCATGTTCCGCATCTAATACCTGATTACGACCACCTTCATCGAGCTGCTTATTTATCAATTCCACAGTGCGGTAGGCTTTTTCTGAAAGCATAGCCTGTTGATTACGCTGCTCAGCCGCACGGACTAAGCCGTCTGCCGCTGTTTTAACCTGATCGTCTAAAAGCTGATTGATTTCCTCTTGCGTAACTTGATGTTTACCCAGTTCTGATCCGTACTTTTTGGCAAATTCCGTCGCTTGGTTGGTAGCGACTGGTAACGATTCTGCTGCATCAGCGGTTTTACGGGTTTCTGTGGCGGTCTTAGCCACTTCGGTAGCAACTTCCGTTGCAGTGCCTTTAAACTGAGCGTAATACGCCGTGACTTTTTGGACATAATCGACGGTTTCTTTGAACGGTGGTACGCCGCCGTATTTATCCACATTGCCCATACCGCCGTTGTAAGCAGCAATGGCCTTGGTTTTATCACCTTGGTAACGTGCTAGGAGTTGTGACAGGTACTTTGTGCCTGCCATGATATTCTTTTCAGCGTCAAACAATTCATTCGCCGATAACCCTAAATCACCGGCGGTGGCGGGCATAATTTGCATTAAACCCCGCGCACCCGCATTGCTGAGCGCTTGGCTATTGCCTCCAGATTCTTGCTGGATGACCGCCCGTATTAGGGCGGCATCAACCCCGTATTGCCGGGAGGCGTTAGCGATATAGCCGCTGTAACTGCCTGTTGCATCTTTGAGCTGTCTAGCGGGCTGCGCCGTTGCACCCTTTTGCACATCGTAAGCATTGCGTTGAATATCGTTTAGGGATTGGGTTGCTTGCGTTGCTGCTGCATCTACCGTTTTCTGTAGTGCCTCAATCGACGTTTTATAATCTGCATTGCGTTTAATCGCCGCCTGCGCTGCTTTTTCTGCTTCTTGGTACGCATCCGCTTTTTGGATAATGCCACTGACTTCTAATTCCGTTTTGAATTGATCGCGAATGCCCTCGGGATTGGTATTGTTGAGCTTCTTATCCAGCTTATCCCGTTCTTCCAAAAACTTAGCGTAGCGCTCTTCTTCGGTGAGGTTGCGCGCCAAATCTTCACTAAGCCCTTTAACGCGCTTATCGTAATACGATAGGGCTAGCTCGCCGTGCTTAAGGGCTAATGTTTTGCGTTCGAGCGCATCAATCACCTCCTTGATAGAGTCGATTTGTTGCTTTTGAGCATCGTTGTTTTGTTTAAGCGCCTTGCTTTCAGCAAGTAATTGAGTACCGCTTTTCTCCCGCTTTTTAGCAACCTGATCTTCTGTCAGTCCAAGGCTTTCATAAATCGCTGTGATTTCTTTTAGTGTGCTATTGGTTTCAGCAACAATTGCTTTGTTTTTCTTAACCGCTTCTCCACCAAAATACTTATACCCAATGGATTCGCCCAGTTGGTAAATAGTCGACGCACCGCCATTTTTAATGGCTTCAATGTGTTTTAACTGCTCCTCTGCTTCCGCTCGACGAGCAATCGTTTCAGAAATAATCAGTTTTAGCTCATCACGAATAGCTTGTTGTCGCTCTTTGGTGGCAGCGCGGTATTCATCTGAAATGGTTTTGCTGTATTGCAGTGATTCGGCGAATGAGTATTGAGAGCCATCAGCCAGCTCGACGGATTCCCGCGAATCGTCAACGGCACTTTTTAGAAAATAAAGTGCCGTACCTGCAAGCATCGCAGCGCCGAGAGGCCCCCCTATGAATGACATAGCACTACCAGCTAGCGACATAGCACCTTTAAGCCCATTTATGGCAAGACTGGTTGTATTAGCGGTCGCGGCTAATGTCCGCTGCGCTGCAACAGTCGCGGCATTCGCGGCAGTCAATCGCGCTTGAGCTGGAATGAGCGTGGTTTGTACCATCGTTAATCGACGCATACCGGTAGCCGCCGCGACCGAAGCCTCAGCCTCAGCAACCAACATAGCAGCGTGCTCCTGATGCGCAATAGCAGCTTGATGCGCGGCTATAGCTGCATTGCGTTCTGCCATAATCAGTTGGTTAGTTGTTGCCAAAGCAACGCGCTGTTGTGCAACATACCCAATCAATGAGCTGCCTAGTCGTGCGGCAATAACCACTGATAAAAGAATGCCTGCATCAGCAGCCAACTCCAGATGATTACCTAGAAATTGGATAGCTTTAGCTGCTTTTTCCGTAACCCCGTAAGAGCTATCCAACTCACCAATGTACTTTTGCAGGTTGTTTTTGAATTGCTGACCTGCTCTATCCATTGTCAGTGTTAGACGGCTAAACTCCTCATCTAGCGCCGTCGCTTGAGAATCAATTGCTGCCAAAACAACATCAGCCGTCAGCGTGCCGTCTTCTGAAAGCTTTTTAAGTTCGCCTAGTGATTTACCCAAGCCATCTGCAATCGCTTTTACTAAACGCGGAGCATTTTCCAATAAGGAGCGGTATTCATCGCCGCCTAATCGGTTGGATGCAATGGCTTGTGCAAACTGTAAATTAGTCGATTGCGCCTCAGTGGTAGTAGAGCCGCCAATTTGTAGAGCTTGATTAACTTGTTTAATGATTCCTAGTGTATCATCGGAATCTTTTCCAAGGCGCTTAACCGCAAATGAGAGTTTCTGATAAGCGCTTGCATTTGTATCCAACGAACTAAAGGTATCATTTGATATTTTTAATAATTTCTCGCGCACCTCCAGCAGTTTAGCTTCACTCGCTGTCGCCTCATTAATGGTATTGTTGCCTAGTTTGATTTTGTCATTTAACTTGGTATAGCCATCTGCCACCGCTAAGGCTTGACGCACCATTTCACCCAGCCCAATACCACCCATCAACTGACTTGGTGATAAACCACCAAATAAATTACGCATGGAGTCCGAGGTATAGCGCGCTTGCTGATCAATCCCTTGTAAATCGCGCCGTAATTGCCCAATGGCTAATCGAGTTTTATTTTCAGCCGATAAAATTAAACGGTGATCACTGCTATTTCTTGCCATTAAAATACATATCCAAGGATTGTTTAACGTTCACGCCCCAACGCTGATTGATTAAGACATTGAGCGGGTCTAATACCGGTTTTGATAGAAAAATATGCCCTACCGAAATAGCCTTGAGTTTGCGTAAGGGGAGCCGATTCATGCGCGCACGTCCGCGAAAATCTTTCCCTTGTGCCGCCTTGGTGCGATTGAATTTACGCATCCATGCGGCATAAAAGCCGCCCTTGCTAGGTGCGGTCTGCAAGAAAGCGCTGCGAATCAATTGGCGCACACCATTTCTGCCACGGAATGTAATACCGCGCTTGGTTTGGCGCGCACTGAAAGCAGTAACAGGCAAGCGCCGACCTGACATGCTCAATTGAGCGATCAATCGACTGGGTGTAGCACTGGTTTGCTTGGTAACACGACGCACGTATTTTTGTTTTGCGCCCGATACCTGAGACACATCCTTAAGCGCTTGGGTTTTCACATTACCTATTGTCTTATTCAGTGCCCGTGCGAGAACTCTGTTTGCATCGCCTGCTAAAGCGCCTAGCGCGGTTTTAACTTGGGTATCGTCAACGCTAATTGTGATTTTCATAAATTCTAGACATAAAAAAACCGCGACTAGCGCGGTTATTAATTCTATTAATATTTGATTATTTGCAAACAGCTTCCCACATAGAAGCAAACCCATTTTCACCGGTTTGTTCGTTTGCTATATCTATGGCATTTTCAATAATTGCAATATTTTTGCCATTTGAAATAAACCTAGCATACCCAGCCATCGCACCAAACGAATTTTTTGCATTAACTTCACCACAAGTTACACCGCTTGCGCGTTGATATTCTAAATTTCTAAATTCTGCTGATTCGCCATCTTTCAACATAGAACTAATTTTTGTTTTTACTTTACTCTGCGTCGACCGTGTATCAAAAGCGTTTTTTATGCCGCTCTCCTGACTTGTAAAATACACTAGGAATACTAATAAAACCATAACAATGATAAATATTAACAAGCCTTTGAGTACTAATTTTAAATCACTTAATTCAGTTTTTCTTTGCGCCATGCCACTCTCCTAAAATTTAGTCAAGTGTTTTAACGCCTAGAACTCTAGGTGTCAATGTGGGCTTTTTGCATAAAGCACGATCAATTTTACTCGTTCAGTGCTTTAATCACTTTCCCTGCCTCTTTCCCACCATATGTCCCTAGCATCACCGCCTCAATGTTTCGCGCTTTCTCGCGGTCATGCAGTCTTAATGCTTCTTGGTAATACAAGTTGATTTGTCGCGTCGTGAGATGAGGAATATCGCGGTGTGGGATACCAAGCTTAATTAGTTCGGCGAAGACGGTTGCCCAACGGGTGCTACGCTGATAGGATCGAGTGCGGCGATAATCAGCCGCTGTGCGAAAAAATCTAAATGCACAGCAAAAAAGACCGACATCAAGGCGTGGGATTTAGAAGCGCCTAGCCCTTTTAGCTCATCCAAGGATAGTCCCGTGCTTAGCTGCAAAAGCTCAAGCGTGAGTTCATAATGCTCGCCTAGTGTTTTTACTGCCATTAAAGGATTGATAGACTCGTTACCAATAAACCCCGATAGACTGTCCAACAAAGGCGCTAGCTTTGAGCCTAGCGCTATGGTTTGGGCAAACGTAAGCTCCCGCACCGTCACGGTTCGCCCGCCAATCACCAAGGACTGTTCAGGCATCAACACATTTAGATCATCACTCATATTTTTTCCAGCTCTGCTTTCCAATACTTGGATAAGCCTAATCCGGTAATTTGGCTACTAGCCAACAATTCACCAGACAAGGTGCTCGACGCATAATCATCACCAATCCACGGGAGAGATTCACCGGGCGCTGGTTTGAAACGATAGGCGGTGAGCCTCGCGCGCTTGCCACTCGCGGCCTCATTCAATCCTTCGAAAACTACTAAAAACTCCTGGCCTAAATCCGTTAGTGATTGGATGCTAAACGCAGCAACTGAGGTGTAGTCCACCGTGATCGTATCGCCATCAACCAGTGTAGAGCCTTTCACCAGTAAGCCAGTTTCAGTGAGGTCATAATCTGTACCAGCTACCAACACAGATGCCCCTTTTTTGACTACAGGCGCTACCGTTTTATTGTACAGTTCATTAAAGGTGACCAAGGCACCTTGGTAAATAGTATGCGACTCACCCGTAATAGTTGCCACAGTGGAGCTACTAAAGCGCCCGCTAGCTAACAATGCTAGATTTTTAGGGCAGAAATTATGCGCAGTCATCGACAACTGAACACTATCAATCTTGGTAGAGCTGGAGCAATTTCCGCCCGACACATCCATGTAATTTAATAGTTTGCGTTCATTAACACTGGGCGTAATCGTGAGGGCGCTTACATTACCGACAGGAAACAGTGCACCTGCAACGCCGGCAGTCAATAGCGCTAAATACACGCGACCCTTGCCGATATAGCTATAATCGCAATTAGTACATTCTGACATAACACATCCTTAACAATATTTTTCAGTAAATTCGATTTCAAACGAGACGATAGCAGCGACAAATTGCCCACCATGCTCCCGATCATCCGTAGCACTGCTCACCACGCGAATACGTTTACATGGCAGTGGCTCCGTCAATAACGCCCGCTTAATATCTTCGACGGCTTGGTCTAAATGCGGCATCGGGTCAAACTCACGATTACGGGTCATGTACTCCACATCAAAGGCAAGCTTCGCAATGTAGGCTTGCATCGCTGGCGGCGCATTCGGTGCAGGGATATATTCCGTGTCGTTTGTAACAAGGTTTAGGCAGGGAAAACTATCTGGCTCGCTATCCATGTGGCGTTGACGCTCGATGCGCTGTCCTGCATTTGTATAAAACCCGTTGGCAATAGTGATCTGTTTGAGCCGGTTTTGAATCGCCTCAATAAGGGCTGAACGTGGAAACATTAAATAGTTCTGGCTAGGTAGGAGATAGTAGTGCCGTCATCTTCTGAGTGACCGCGCATCAAGCTTTTGGTAGGGTCTAGTCGATCAATCGCGTATTGCCAAAACTGAGCCACATCACCCGCAAATTGGCTAATATCACCCATCCCGATTAATGTGTGTTTAGGCAGCGTTTGACTTTGTGAATAACGAAATGTAAACCGAATAATCGGCTCTACCACCTCGCCTTCATAGGGCGAATAGCTTTGCGCATTTCGGTCTGCAATCGCCTGTACGACTAAAGGGGCTGTATTGGGTTTTTGAATCGTGACCACTTCGGCGAATTGTGCAAAGCAGGCTTCTTCCAATTGTTGATCTAATGACGCAAAAGCCCCTAGTGCAAAGCCCATTAGCCTTTTGTCTCACTAGATTCATCCGGTAGCACGCCTTCTGGACTAGGTGTTGGCCTTGGCGGCTTACCTTCTTTTGCAGGCTTACCTTCTTTGGTTGTCTCATCTAATGACTGGGTTTGCTTTAGGTATGCCAGTTGTGCCTCTGGAATATCACGCACATTAATAGACTCGCCTGCTAAAATCTCAACCTCAGCGCCTTCATGGTTTCTGTATTTGATTCGATTTTTCGCTTTCATGATTTACTCTAAACGTAAGCAATTAAAAGTCCGGTTGCATCTGGGTCGCCAGGCACAACCAAGGGCGCAGCTTCAGTTTGCACAAATTTCTTACCCACATTGTCATCATAGAAATAATCGACGTAGCGTGAGGCTAATGAACGCCCAGCATCCACAGCCTTATCATTTTGGATTTCGCCATACGCGACAAACCCCTGAAAGGCGGTGGCAGATACCCCTAGAATAGTTCCAACCGGGATATAATAATTTAGCGTGTTGTTTTCAGAGTAATAATCGTCATAAATCCAGATATTAAACTCACCCAGACGTCCTTTAAACGTGACTGTTTCATAGGATTTCGGTGTCATCTCTGGAATATTGGCTTCATCAATGCCCTTGAACTTTTTATACACCTCAACAAAGTCTTGGTGCTTTGACAGCGTATTCCATGTCTCACTACGCATAATCAAATCAGTCATTTTATTGCGACAGCTCAAGAAAATAGCTTTACCTAGGCTTTCGATATCGTCTAGCGGCGTGGCTGTGGCGTTTAGCGTCCCACCCGTTTTCCACGGATTCGCTAAAGTGATTGTATTATTCGCACTACGGTTAAAATTGACCTGATATTTTGGATGATGATCGGAATAAACTAAATACGAAGCATCGACTAATGCTTTAGCTGCCATCCACACTAAACGCGCTTGAATCGCATCTTCATGCTGCATCAAAACGGAGGCGGTTTGTTTATTCAATCGCGTGGTCGGGTCATCAGGCGTGTCGGGCTGCTCTCCAAAACGACGCTTTCCGGTACTGCATAGGCTAGGCGCGTCTTTAAGACGGATATAAGTAGGGTCTATTGCCGTGGTTGAAAAACCTGCGCTAGCAATGGGCACACCCTCAACGCAAGGTGAGACAAATGGCGCTAATTTAGTGGTACGTTTTTCAACGTCAATCACAATTTTTTGACCAGTAGGGTCTTGCACTTCATTGAAGAATCGCAGTAATAAGAAATTACTGGGTTTTTCAATTTTAGAAATTTGCTTGGTTAAGCGGTAAGAAATAGCTTGCGCATCCATTAATTTGTCCTCTTAGTAGCGATTGACGAGCTGAATAAAGTTAGTCATCGCCGCCTTGGTTTTATCTAAATCAGCCCCGTTTAAATTAACTGCCGCTTGGTCGAATCGACCCTCGACATATACCTCAGCCTTAACATCACCAGCACTAGCGTCCACTGGATAAGCGGCAATGGCGGCGGCTTTGGCTTCATTACCGGCTGTAATCTTAGAAAGCTTGCCTGTGGTCGCATCCTTCATCAGTACATCACCACGGGCTAGGGTTTGCCCGCTAGCAATGGTGAGCGAATGGGTATTAATTTCACCACCGACAATTAAATAACTGTCGTTGGTGCTAAAGGTTTCCATTGTTGGGTTACAGCAGCTCATCACATACGTCCTTTTGCTTTAAATTCAGCCTCAAATTGTTCATCTTCCAATTGCTCGGCGGTTTTTGGCTTGCTACCGATAGAACTAATTTCAGGCGCGCCCGCTTGTTGCATAAGTTTTTCTAACATGCCGGTTTCTCGCGTTAATGCAGGTTGAGCTAGTGGCGCACTAGCCAACATCCCTAGCGCCATGTCTGGCGTAAGATCGGTATTAAAGGCAATGTGTTGTGCTAAAGCTTCGCGTCCTGTTGCAGCCTCATTGCTTAGAATACCTTTAATACGGGCTCGCTCAGACTGCACCGCCTCCTTAAGCGCTTTCGTGTCGATAGTAGACTCAGACGGCAAGTCTTGTTGAGCCTGTGAAATTCCAAATACCATTGGCTTTTTCCTCTGTTGATAAATTTGTTGAACTGCGTCATGCGCTTCAATCACGCGGTCTGCAAAACCGATAGCAACCGCATCCTGTCCGTAGTAGGTCATGGCATTGGTTTCGATCACCTGTTCTGGCGTGAGTCCACGATACCTTGCGACGGATTGAGCAAATAGCTGGTAGTGCATATCAATCTCAGACTTAATATGTGCTCGCTCTTGGTCGGTCATACTAACGGTGGGGTCGCCTTCTAACTTAAAGTCACCTGCGTAGAAGTCCTCATAATTGACCGCTTGATTGGCGATGGCTTGGGTAAAATCCCAGCGACGATAACGCACGCCCACATGGCCCGCAAATGAGGTCGGGGCAATCGTGATGGTTGTTGCGGCGGATGCTAAAAAGTAGGCTGCGCTGCAACACATACCCGAGATGCACGCCGTAATGGGTAGATTTCCGCGCAACCCATAGATAAATTCAGCGCACTCATACGCTCCGATGGCTTCACCACCCGGGCTATCAACATCTAAAATGACATGCGTAGCCCCTTGGTTTAGAGCGCTTTGCAAATTTTCACGGATGCGGTGATAGGAAGTTAATTCATCGCTCACTCCCTGCATTTGCCCTTTTCGGTTCACCAGCACGCCTTGCATTCCAATAAACGCAATGCCATCAATGATATGCATGTTCTGTTCTGCATAGATACTGCGTTCTTTAGGCAAAGGCTCGGTATAATCATCCTCAAACATTCGAGCGCGCATGAATGAGGCAATGGCATCCAGCTTTGCAGGGTGAATCATCAAAGGGGTATTAAACACCCGTGAAGCGATTAGGCTATTTCTCATTGTGTTTGTCCGTCTGTCATTATGCCCGTAGCGACATCCCCAGTAATCAGTTTTTCAATCATAAAATCCGGTAATCCTTTAGCCTTGCCAACCTGAATGGCAAACTCCATTTCTTCAGCGCGTTGCCGAATTACATCTTCCCAATCCAGCCCGCGATTGGCGCACTTCTCTTGCAGCGTAGAAAGCCCGAACTTGACTTCCTCAATATCGGCGCGAGTTTCTTTGAGTGGGTCAATATGCCCCTTTGCGTTCCCCGTCCATTCACAGTCAGTAATAGCCGCTTTCTGTCGCCAATAGGCTTCAATTGGGGTTTCACCTCGGCGCTTTGGAATGTCTATTTCGCCTGAGTCAATCGCTTCCTCTAGCCATAACGAATAAACCCAATTCCCAAACGGTGCGGCAATCAATAAACGCCGACTGGTGAAGAATTTCCACGCTTCTAGCAATCCAGCCCGCGCACCTGAATAGTTTGTGTCTCGATAATCACGGGCTAACTGTTCGTAACTAATGCCAATACCAGCGGCAAGCTGGCGAATCATGGCGCGCTCAAATTGATCAAAAGCAGGTGATGGATGGTTAGCGGAGGTGAATACAATTTCTTCATCAGGATAAAGGTGCGGGATTTTTACGCCATCCAACTTAATAAAATCAGCATTGGCGTAGTAATCTGCCTTTGCACTTAAAATTCCAGCTAATTGCTGTTCTGGACTGGAAGGTGTTACCCCTAAAGCACCAGCTACATCCAAATGCGGCATAGATGACTTGATATAAGCCGCATACATACTATTAACAATCGCGCTTTCTAAGGCGTGATCTTGGAATTTTTCGAGCATCTTGGATTTTGCCAATACACTCGCTAACCCTGTAACACCTCGACTCTGTCCGGGGCGTTGTGCTTCAAAATGATGGAAGATTTGCCGCCGCCCAAAAGCGGTTTCTTTCCAGATTTTCTTCCATGTCTGACTGGTTAGCTCCATCTCCCCACCCATGCGGATATTGTAGGCTATGGGCTGTCCATACTTTCCAAGATATACACCGGCGCGCAGGCTTTCGGTGTCCATCGCCATATTGCTATTTTCAAGGCGCAAGGGGTCAATGACTTGGATAGCGGTTTTGTAGGATACGTTTTTTTGCGTTATCCATTCAGCACTGGCAAGAATTTCCCCATGAATTAAGAAGGAGCGAAACGCCAAACCGAACAAGCCCGCTAAGGTATTACGCCGACTTGCATCAATCACGTTATCGTCGTCATACGCCCAGTTAAGGAATTTTTGCTTTACATCACGTCGCCACTCTTTCGCCCATTCCTCGCTCATGCCTAGTACATGAAAATTCGGCATGGGAGCAAGGGTTAACCCTGTGCCAATGACATTATCAAGAATAAGCTGGTGCGCCCCACTGGTGAGGGCATAGTTACGGGACAAATCCGTGGCACGGGCTTGAATCGTAGGCAACTGACCCAGTAAATCGCTATCTGCTGACTGTCGCGCCGGTCGCCAAGCAGCAAGCTCGCGGGTCATTCGTCCCGCTTTATAAGCCCCTTGGGCTTTCAAAGGATTGCCGCGCACATCAACAATTTGCGGATGCTTAAAAGGCGCTGTCATAAACAACCCCTAGTCGGCGCATCCCCAAACATCATAGGGCGACGACGATTGCTTTCGCAGCCACATTGCGCTTCTAGGCTTCGGATATAAGCCATTAAATCTTTCGCACTAATACGGTTGTACTCCACTTCACGATCACCGTGCGCGATGCGTACCGCTTTGCCTGTAGTCATCAGTGTTTGATAGGCAAGCCGCGCCTGTCCCAGCCATTCAAGGCAGGTTGTATTGTCTAAACAGGTCATAAAGTCCTTAGCTATTCAGCTTGCGCATGATGTCGGCAAGGGTTTTCCGGTTTTCGGTGTGCGGTTGTGCGGTTTCTAATTCGGAGACATAGGGATTATCGTCCCACGGCTTGGCATAGTCCGGCGGGTTATCCCAGAGGATTCGATCAGCGCCTAAGGTGGTACAGATGCCTAGTGCATAAGCATACAGGTCGAACGCTTCATTCCGCTTGGCAGTTGGATTTTCCCAGCCTTTAGCCGTTCGGGTTTCAGCGGTTAATTCACCAATAAACCACCCGCCTACCCATTCCGGCAGGTGCATGTAACCATGCCCGCGCTCAGTGCGATCAAGATTAGCAGCTACAGTATCCTTCAATGAATTAACATTCAGCAGATAAACCGGCACATCGCCTTTGCTGCCTGCATGGCGATCTTTGCGTTGCGAGCTATCCGGGTAGGAAATTTGACACCGATCACCTGTAGGGCGCCCTTTCACCAGCGCTACTTTGCGGTGCAGTCCTTGTTGTTTCAGGATGCGCCAATAATCATAAGCGTTTTGAGTCACGCTGCGTCCGGTACTAAACGACTTCGCACCACCGGAATCAACAGCCATTACTAAAATAGACATTTCACGCCCTGAACCATCTGCCAAGGGGTAGGAGCGTTTTAAAATTTCATCAGTTAACAATAGCCAGTCTTCAATATAAGAATCAGGACTTACATCCAGCTCCTTACCATCATTATCTTTGCGCTTGGCGTGTTTGAGGTTATAGCGGTCAATTAACCAGCTTTCTAAGCCCATACCAAACCCTATTACTTGAACCACAAAGCGGTTTTTTTGCACGTCGACACACGCCAATAGAAAACGCACGCCTTCAGGCACGGTTTTACGCTCAAACACTTCACGCCGTGCTAATAGCGCATCGGTATCCACTTCCTCAATTTGTTGCGCTTTGTAGAGATAAGGCGCGGCTTGGTCAGTATTGACCGTGCCTTTTAAGGGTTCTTCATCCCCTGTTCGCTGCCAGTGACGGTAGGCGTTGAGGTAGTTCCTGACAATACTTTCCCAACTTTGAAACGCAGCAAACCAACCTTGTAACCAAAATGATTGAATGCGGTTGTGTGGCACATGGCTTAGCACACCATTCTTGATAGTTTGTCCATCCGCTAACCAAATGCCGGACTTTTTGAATATGCGCTCATGTGCTTGCGTAATTAATGCGCCACAGACTGCGCAAATTAACGCGGCTTGCTGACTTAACTCCGTCACATCCCCTGAATCTATCTGAGGAATAGACATTGCTTCTATGCCTGCCGGTGGCATGAAGTATTCGCCACAATGCGGGCACGGCGCGTAGAACCTATGCCGTGAACCGTTGTTATAAAGCCCTAAAATCCCACGGGTCGGCGGTGCTTCATGTAATGTTTTAGGCTTCCACATCGGGTCAACAATAGGCTTTGAAGGACTGGATTCGGCTAATGTCATGCCGCGACTCATAAACGTCGTGGTGCGTTTGCGGGCCAAATCAAACGCATTGCCTTCGCCATCAATATCTTCCGGCATTCGGTCATAGTCAGTCAGCGCCATTTTGCCAATGGCTTTACCGGCTAGCTGATTTTTGGAGGGATGACCTAGGCTTAAAATCATGCCGGAACGGAATTGCTTATCAAACACGTTATCGTGTTGACTGCCCGACTTTAGGCGCTCCTTAAGTGCAGGACTTGAGTGTAATAGCCGATCAATGCGGCGCTTGCTGTAATCCCGCGCGGTATCTTGCGCGGTCTGCACAATCATCATATCAGAAGGGTCACACGTCACCGTATGCGCCATCCAGTTATCAACCAGCGCTTGGGTTTTCCCGGTTTGTGCAGCACCTACGAAAATCACAGAATCCACATCGCGGCGTGTCAAGCATTCTGCGGGCTGAATCATGTAATAAGGCAAGTCATTACGCCACTTTCCCGA